TTCGCGCGTCGGTCTCGTTAGACATGACCGGCAATCGCATCCCGGCGCGCGTCTCGTTGCGTGCGGCTGTCAGTGGATCGTCCAACACTTCCCCATCGGCGGCGAGCATGCTCACACTGGTGGCGGAATCCGCCAAAGATGCACAATCCGTTATCATCCATTTCGAAAGTCGCTGACAACTTACTTGTTTTCGGCCTGTTTGGCCTCGAGCTCGGCGAGCCTGCGTTGCAGGGTGGCGACGTTGCGTTGCAGGCTCATGGCCTGCGCCTGGCTGATGGCCAGCTGGCGCGCCTGGCTGGCGAGCTGCGTGGTCATGTTGTCGAGCACGTCGTTGATGTCCGCCTGCACGGGGTTTTCGGTTGTGTTGTCTGTCATTGGTTATCTCCTATCGGTGATGGTCTGTGTGACGTCGTTCAGAAATCTGGTTCTCGCCTGGGCGATTTCCGTCGCATGCTCTGAGAGCAGGGTGGCGAGGCTCGTGGCGTCCACGCCGGCGGGCAACCGTATCGACGGTTCCACCGGCTCGCCGGCGTTCGGTTCGTCCAACGCCCGCGAGGCGGCGAGAGCCGCGTCCGCCTCGTACGAGTCCACTATGGTCGTGGCATCCAAGCCCAACAGCCGGCGGGTCTCCGCACGCCCGTCGGCGGCCAGCGCCCCGTTCGCCTTGAACGCGCGGTGCAGTGATGCGGCGCGAACCTGATTCAGGTCGACGAGCGCGTCATGCTCCAACTGCTCGTAGGCGCTCGTCCACGCGTTGCGACCTGACTCCGCGTCGATGACGCCGGGGTCGGCGACGCGTTTCGAGACATCGAGCATCATGGCCACGGTCTCCATGTCGGACGTGGTGCCGAGCAGCAGGCCCGTGGCGGCGATGTCCGTCAAATGGGTTCCCCATGCCGTGCCGCCGTCGATGCGCCCGTCCGGCGATGGTTCGCCGCTTCCCGGCAGGTCGATGAAGAGCCGGTCTCCGATGATTCGCATGGTTCCTCCACTATTTCCTCAGGTATCCGAACATCGTGCACCAGATGTTGGTGCCGCCGCCGGGGAACATGCTGTAGCCGCCGACGTTCGCGGGCATCGACTGGACCATGATCTCGGCCCCACTGCTGCTCTCGTTGCAGGGGGCGCTGGTGCACAGAGCGTCGCCGGTGGCGTTGTTGACGCCGCCGACGATCTTGTAGCTGCCGTATCTCGGCGGCGTCCACGAGCCCTTGAACCGAAATACCATCCATGGGCTGATGTGGTGGGTCCCATCCCAGTACATCGACTGAAATGTGCCTCTGGACGCATAACTTCCCAAGAAACCTCCCATGTACAGGTATCCGTTGTCGACGTCGGCTTGGATGCCGACTCGGCCATTGGGGTCCTGCGCGGCGAGCGTGGCGGTCGTGTCCCCGGTCTTGGGAGACCACAGAGTTAGGTAGGCGCGCTTTTTGCCGGTATCGGGCGAGTCATAGTCCTGATATGCGGCGAGGAACACGGTGCCGCCCTTGGTGGTGTTGTCGGAGCCCTTGCGTTCGCCGATTCTGGCGAACGCGCCGGGGTCGTGCTCCGCGCGGTGGCCGCCGTTGAACGTGAGCGCGCTGACTTCGCCTTCCTGCTGCGTGGTGGACTCGACCGCGATGTACGGGTGTTTGTACGAGCCGGTGCCGTGGTAGAACTGGATGCCCGCGCCCTCCAGCTTATCCGAGCTCGTGACCTCGGACTGTTGGAACGAGGGGCTTATCATCACCCTGTTGCCCGACAGGCCGGTCTGGAACGTGCCGGTCAGCAGGTTGTTCGCGCCCTCGCCGTCCAGATGCACGGTATGGTTCCGCTTCGAGTCCCACATGTCCAGCGCGTTGCCCCGCAGCTTCCAACCCGTGTTGTCGGCGGTGCTGGACTGGACGACCGGCGCGTTGATGACGGTGCTGGTCATGACTCCCGCGTTGACGGTGGGCGCGGTCAGGGTGCCGTTGGCGAGTATGCCGCCGTCCATCTTCAGGTTGCCGTTGGTGTCCAGCGCGAATTTCGCGTTGCCCGAGGAATCGTAGCCGACGAGTCCGCCGCTGGTGAGCTTGACGCCCCTGTTCGCGGCGCCCGTGGTCTGTATGATCGAGCCGGTGACGGTCACGCCGGAGAGCGTGCTGCCGCTGGTCAGCGAGCCCTTCATGGTCACGCTGCCGTCCATCGAACTCGCGTACAGGGTTATGCTCCCGTTGGCGTCCTTCAGCACGAGGCCGGCATCGTTCCACAGCATGCGCCCGTTCGTGGTCGTGATCGTCGAACCGGTGACCTGGCTGGCCTTCACGGTGCCGACGAGGGTCACGCTGCCGGTGGCCGAGTCCGCCGCCAGCGTGCTGGTGCCGGAGGCGTTCTTCAGAACGATTCCCGCGTCGTTGATGGTCAGCCTGCCGTTCGCGGTCCTGTAGACGGCGCTGGTGATCGTGCCGCCAGTGATGGTCGGCGCGCTCATGCTCGCGTCCGACACGATCGGCGCGTCCATGGTCAGCTGCCATTTGCCGCTCGAATCGCTGGCGAAGCTCAGCAGGTGCCGGTTGCGGTAGCTGAATATGATGCCCGAGTCGGTGATGGTCACGTTGCCGCCCTCGGTGCGGTACGTGCCGCCGACGATGGTGCGGCCGTGGAAGAACTCCGCGTCCACAAGCTGCGCGGTGATCGTGCCGGTGGCGATGATGTTGCTGGCGATGAGGTTGAACTCGTTCCACTGCGTGCCGTCGAACTGTCTCACGGCGGTGACGCGCGAGCTCAACGGCACGAGCACGCTCGCACTGTCGTTCGCCGCGCCCTCCCAATACGTGTAGAAGTCCGCCAGCAGTGAGGTGCTGTTGTTCGCCTCGCCGCTCCAGCGCGTCCAGTATTTCTGGGTTACGAACCAGAAGTCGCCGGCCCTCACCGTGTTCGACTTGTCGTTGCGCGGGTCGTCGGGCCCCTTGAAGATGGAGTGCATGCCGTCGGCGGTCTTCTGCGCGTTGACCGCGTTGTCGTAGGCGTCCTGGGCCTTCTTCTCGGCCTCGGCCAGCGCCTTGTCGGTGGCGGCCTTGTTCGCGTTGATCGTCTTGTTCGCCGCCGCGAGGTCGTCCGACACCTTCTTGGTGGCGGCGTCCTGCGCCTTGTCCACTGAGGCCTGCGCGTTCTTGTTGTCGGTGATGGCCTGCGCGTTCTTCGACACGTCGGCCCTTATCGCCGCGTCGGCCTTGTCCTGCGCCTCCTTGTTCGCCTCGATCAGCGCGCCGGTCTCGGTGAGTTTTTTGTCGACCACGGCGACCTGCTGGGCCGCGTCGTTCTTCGCCGCCGCCAGAATCTGTTCGGCGCTCTTGTTCAGATCCTCCTGCGTGAGCACCGGGGCGACCTTGACGCTGGCACCCGCGCTCCACGCCGACTTGTTGCCGGAATGATCGACGCTCCTGAGCGCGAACCACCATGTGCTGTTCAGTTCAAGCCCGGTCACATGGCAGTAGCCGTCACGCGCCACGCTATCCCGGTATTTCCAATTCCCGTTCGAATCGGAAATGCCGACCTCCACGTGGTCGAAGTCCAGCTCCATGCCGCCGCCGGCATTGTTCCTGCCGTCCCACTGCACGTCCACCACACCCAATTTCGAGGTGAGTATCGGCTTGGACGGGATGCTCGGCGGCGTCACGTCCGACGCCACCAAAGCCACGACCACGTTCGACCAGTCACCCAACCGGTCGGAATACGTGGGAACCGCGCGCACGCGGAACTCATAGCGTTGCCCGCATTCCAGACCGCCGATGCCCAACGTGAGCCGCTGCGCGTCCGTCACGCCACCGGAAACCCACGGCGCACCAGCCGTGCTCTTGCGATACTCCACGCGGTAGCCCGAAATGTCGATGGCGGTGTCATCCGTCGCCTGAGAGACCGCGGCCCACTGCAGGGTAGCCAAACCCAAAGCCGTACCACGGGAGGAGATATAGGCGTCGGTCTGCACCACCAGACCAGTCGGAGCATTCGGCACACGATGGTCCTTCTCGGGGGCGGGACGCCCGCCCTCGCTGCCGGCCAGTTGCGCGCCGCCGGTGATGCCGGCGATCTTCTTCGCGGCCCGCACCTGAGAGTCGTATACCTTGTCGTTGAGGGTAATCGAGGCCTTGAGTCCGTTGGAGTCGAGGCTGACGGTGACCTGTTGGATTCGCACCTTCTCTCCGTGCTGGACGGTGGGCGCGGTGATCCAGTCGCCGGGCCTGTAGTCCACCAGCGGCAATGATTCGGCGTTGGTGACGAGCAGCGAGCGGGTGTACTGGCCGCGCACACGGGCCGCGCTGGCCAATGTGGTCTGCATGAACGCCTTGGCGGTGGCCTCGTCCGAGACTCCACCCTGAGAGACATAGGATTCCCAGCCACCCCACGGCGTGGGTGCCGCCGGATTCGACTCGCGGAAGATTAGCCCGTTGTCACCCTCCACGAGGATATCGCTGGAGAGGTCTTCGATGCTTTCCTCTTCGGGTGCCTCGAGTATGTCGTGCGCCATGCTGATGTGCACGCGGCCCGACAGGTCACGGCTGAGACTGGTGCTGTCGGCGTTCCAGATTCTGAGGGTGCGGCCCTCGGTGCGCCAGTCGATGGCACCGCCGCCCACCATGCTCGAAAGCATGCTGTTCAGGCTCGTGCCCAACGAGTAGTAGAGCGTGTACACGCTCTTCCAGTTCGCGCCAGCCGCGTCCTTGCCGGTGTCGAAACCGGGGACGAGCACGAGGCCGGCTCCCTTGCGGGCCTTGTTCTCATCGAGGATCGTGCGCAGGATCGTGCCTGGGTTCTTGGAGAGAAAAGCTCTTTTGCCCTTGTTGTCGCCGTCGGCGATCAGGTGGCTGGTGTCGTTGTTGAGTATCTTGTTGGCCAGCCAGCCCATGCTCTGGCAGGTGAGCGTCACCGTGTCCGACACGTCTTCGGCGTTGCGGGAGCGGCCTATGAGCAGGTAGCGGCAGTTGTAGGGTTCGCTCCATGTTCCGCCGTCACTGACCTCGAGCCCGATCTCGAGCCCCTGTTCGAGGCCGCGTTTCAGGATTCCGCCGCCGACGGCACGACGGCTGTAGGCGACCTTGAGTGCTCCGAGGTCGTTGTTGACGATGCTCGCGTCCCATGAGAGCGGTGCGGGCAGGTTGCCGAGCCTGCCGCCGTTGGGCAGGTAGGCGACGAGGCGGGCATGCAAGGTCTTGACCATGGTGGACTCCAAACGTTAAAAACCGGCGCGGAAATTGCATGACGCCGGAGAAATTGCATAGAAGGGGAATACGGTCTACCACCATGCGCGGTGCGCATGCACGAGCAGCGGCTCAGCCGAACCGGTGAGCTTTGACGTGAGCCGGTAGCCGTTGTCGGTCAGGTTCGGCCAGCATTGCAGCAGCCCGTTGGCCGGATAATCCAAGCCGCCGGTCACGTCCGTGCCCGCCTGCGTCCACTGGTGGTCCGACGTGGACTGCCATGCGAGGCAGTTGCCCACGTCCACATACGTGTAGGCGTTCGCGTTGGCCGCGCCCTGCCAGATGACTCCCGTGTTCGACGCGGGGTCGGTGACCGAGGCGTTGCTCACGCCCTTGGGTAGCCGTATGATCAGGTCGTTGACGGGAGCGTCACCGAACATGCCGTCGGGCAGGCCGGCGGACAACGGGATCAGCAACGAGGGGGAGTTGTTCGGCTCGCCAATCCACATGGTCACGAAATCCGCCAGCAGCGACGTGCTGTTGTTCGGCTCGACCTCCCACCGCGTCCAATAAGGCTGCGCCCACCGGCATGCGGCGGGCCACAGGAACGCCGTGCCATTCGCCGCGACCGGACGGTCATACGCGACCGGGTCTCGCCACCACACCTGAGGCATGGCGAACACCGCCGTGAACGGAGTGAGCCTGTCCAACACGGTGCCCCCGTCGTCCGCCTCGAGGCTGGCGAGCTCCACGACCGCCTGCTGGAGTTGACCGTTGACGGTGCGCGACAGGACCGGATACGGCGTCGTGCACAGGCGGGCCAGACGGCTCGAATCCATGCCATGCCCCGTGTCATGGCCGATCGCGCCCGCCCCGAACGCGGCCACCTTGAGGGTCGCCGACCGTTCTCCGAACGTCGGCGTCACCTCCGAGGGGATCGTGCCATGCCGGAACGGCGCGGACACCTTGCTGCGGGACACGGAGACCCCAGCGAACAGGGTGCTGCCCAACGTGACCCGGCAATACTGGGAGTCGAGGGCCACGCCGTTGAGCGCGTAATCGACACCGGCCATAAGCAACCCCCTTTAGATTCCGACCGTCAGCTTGTCGAGACTGTCGTTCGTGGCGAGTGGCCACGGGTCGGCCTGTGGATAGTAGTTCGTGATATGCACGTTCGACACAGAACCGGTGTTGGGCGTGTAGTCCATGCCGGAGCCGCCATACACGTAGCCCGGGGCCGCGAACCCGTTGGAAAGTCCCACGTTCATGCCCATGATGTCCGCCTGCACCTGCCGCCAGCCGGCGTTCAGGCTCTTACGGAAACCGCCCATGATCGCCTCGCCGGCGGGAATCAGCAGCCTGCGGTCGTAGGGGAGCGGTCCCTTGTGATCGGCGATCCAGCCGGCGATATTGCCCACAAAGCTCGTGATGTTGTGCCAGATGCTTTTCAGACCGTCGAGGAAGCCCTGCATGATGCTTGCGCCCGCGTTCCACAGCAGGCCTCCGAGATTGCCGAGCGCGCTGAGGATGCGGCCCGGTATGGAGGCGATGAACGAGACCGCCGAATTGAAGCCGTTGGCTATGCCGTTGCGGACCTCGTTGAACTTGTTTGCGAACCATTGGCCGATGCCTGCGAAGAACGCCTGTATCCTGCCGGGAACCGAACCGATGAACGCGGTCAGCGCGTTCCATCCGTTCTGAATGTTCGCGGCCGCGTTGGAGAACCATTGCGTGATGTTCTGCCACGTGGTCTGGAAGAAATCGGTGATGTTCTGCCAAGCTGTCTGCAGGAAGCCGGTGAAATCGGCCCATAATTGCCGGCCGGTCTCAGTCTGCGTGCAGAGCCAGACAATACCAGCCACGAGTGCCGCTATCGCCACGACCAGTATCATGATCGGGTTCGCGCTCATGGCCGCGTTCAGCAGCCACTGGGCTGCAGTGGCCGCGGTTTCGGCCACGCTGAACGCCTTGACGAAACCGACCACGGTCTGAATGATCGAAAACAATTGGAACGCGCCATATCCCGCCATGACGGCTATGGCAAGCGCCTGCATCCAGTCGGCGTTCTGCTGGACGAACGTACCGACCGATTGGAGGATCCCGCCGATGATGCCCAGAATATTAGAGAGCTGTTGGGCGGCCCCGCCCGCACTGTCCGCGCCGCCCGTGAAGAGAAGCAGATTGCCGATGACGCCGGCGAACGGGCCGACGATCGAACCGACCGCGCCGGCGATGGCTTTGACGCCGTTGGCGAACGTCTGCACGCCCTGGGATTTCATGAGCGCGCCCGTGAAATCGTTGACCCATTGCATGGCCTTGCCGATGCCGTCGCCCAATGCGGTGACCGCTCCGGTGATGTACGGTTTGACGGTGTTGACGATGTTCGCCGCACCGTCCACGATGGTGGCTTCGAGGTTGCCGAACGCGCCCTCGAACGTCTGCGTGCTCTCCGCCGCCTTGATGGCACCGTCGTTCATGCCCAGTTGCATGAGCGCGTCGTTGAACTCCTGTGAGGTGATCTGCCCGTCGGCCATCGCGTCGCGGAAGTTGCCGGTGTAGGCTCCGGCCTCCTTGAGTGCCTGTTGGATCTTGCCGCTCGCGCCGGGGATCGCGTCGGCCAGCTGGTTCCAGTTCTCTGTTGTGAGCTTGCCAGCGCCGGCCGTCTGGGTGAGCATCATCGCGACGCTCTTGAACGTGTCGGCGTTGCCGCCCGCGACCGCGTTGAGATTGCCTGCCGCCTCGGCGAGCTTCGCGTAGTTCGGCACGCCGTTCGCCGCCAATTGGGCGGTGGTGTTGCGGATGTCGTCGATACCGTAGACGGTCTTGTTCGCATACTCCTGCGTGGATGCTGTCAGTTTCTTGATCTGGTCGGCCCCAACGCCGGCGAAGTCCAGTGTCTGTGCGAACTTCTGGGTCGAATCCGATGCGTCGAGGATCTGCCCGGACAGGCCGGAGAACACGCCGATGACCTTCGTGGCGATGCTGGATGCGACGCCGCTGATCACGCCGAGCTTCGCGGAGAATCCCCTGGAGAAGCCGCCGCCGGCGGTGTCGCCGGCTTTCTGGCCGACCGATTTGGATGGCCCGTCGAACGCGCTTTCGATGGCCTTGCCCACGCCCTTCATGCTGGGCACGATCTGCACGTATGCCTGGGCGAGCTGGTATGCCATGACCATGCCTCTCTATTCAGTTATTCACTCGTTGTGGGTGAAGGGTTTCGTCTCCACGTCCGTGAAGTCGCGGCTCATGAACGCGTCGAGCTGTTCGATGGTCAGGCTCATGGGCTTGATGGTTCGCGCCTTCGCGGTGTCTGCGTCGGCCGTCTGGGATGGGTTCGACGCGGACACCGTCGCCCCGTTGCCGGGGCGTGGCAGGGGTTCGGGACGTGGCCCGCGTTTCTTCGGGTCGCTGTTGCCCCACATCCACATGTTCATCTGGTCTATTCGCACGGCCGCCAGATACTGGTCGAGCGTCCACGCCATGGGAACGTCGAGTTTCTGCCAGATCAGTGAGCCGGCCGGCAGGCGCACGGCCAACACGGCCGTTTCCAACGGGTCCAGCTCGTATATGCCGAGCCCGTATACCCGCCGCATGTCCGCCGCCAACTGGTCGGGGCATTCGTGCAGCAGGTATACGAGCATCAGGAGTTTGGGAGCGTCTCGTTGAGCCGCTCCAGCAGCTCCTGAACGAAGCCGGCTATGGCATCGCCGGTGATCACGCCAGTATCCGGTTCGCGCAACGCGTCCTTGACTCGCTGGTAGTCGTCGCCGAAGAAACGGCGCATGAACGGCACGACGCTCAATGCGTTGTTCTGCGGGTCGGACTGCAGGTCGTAGAGGGATTCCATGAGCTCCCAGTCGTCCAACGACCGGGGGTCGATGGTCAGGTCCACGCCCTTGACGGTGATGGTACGCGGCTTGTCCTGCGCGGGCCTGTGATCCTGTGGCACAGCCGGATGGTTTGTATTGCGGTTGCGGTTGCGGTTGCGGTTGCGGTTGCTTTTTCGTGACATGACTTCTCCAAAAATGAACCGACTTCAAAAATCATGGGGGCACGCGTCGCGTGAAGTCGAGTGAAGCGCGACGCGGGAAGAACCGTTACTCGGCGGCCGGCGTCTCCTCGGCGGGTTCGGCGGTCTCCTCGGCGTTGACCTGGTCCACGACCTTGCCGGTCAGGGCCTCGGCGTTGACACTGCTCTCGGACGCGCTGGCCGCGACGCCGATGTATTCGATGGCGGTGACGCCGTTGCCCATGTCGTTTGCGGACACGGTGACGTCGTAGACCTGAGCGTCGCCCGCATGCACCTGTCGGTCGCCGAACTCGGCGCGCGTCGCGTTGCCGATCACGAGACGATCCTTCACGTCACCGGTCATCGCGATTTCGAACACGAGCACGAAGTCCTCGTCGGAGGGCATCTGGTGCTTGATGGTCATGCTCTTGTCCGTGCCGGTGACCGCGCCCGTGTTGTAGCGCATCTTGGCGGCCTCGGCGCGCAGCACCTCCAGCAGCGCGAACTGGTAGGACTCGGCGTAGCTGGTGATGACCTTCATCACGGTCGTGCCGTTGGCGTCCTTGATCTCGGTGGTGTCGGTGTCGGTCGTGTTGGTCAGACCATCCTCCGACAGGTAGCCGAGCAGTTTGAATGCCGCTGGCAGTGCGGTGGTGGCATTGGTCGGCGGCGTGGTACCGGCTGATGCCCAGTAGGCGTAGCCGCCGACCTTGAACTTTCCCAACGACACCATGGTGGAATCGTTGGTTGTGGAATCAGTCATGATTTAGACCTTTCGTTAGTCGTCCGATTTGACGGTGAGTTGTATGAGTATCTGATAACGGGGCCGCCCGTCCGGCATGGGGAAATGCGTGCGGCCGGTGATGTCGATGGCGGCGACCTCGGGCAGTTCCGTGATGCGTTTCAGCCGTGGGAGGATGCGTTTCGCCGCAGCTTCGGAGACCAGCCAGCGCGACTCGCCCCACACCTGCACCGCGATAAGCGGCAGGCTGCGGAACCGTTCGTCCGAGCCTCCCACCTGTTCGACGGTGACGAACGGTATCGGATGCGTGGCGCTGGACTCGGCGGGCACGTCGAAACTGGCCGGCCATTCGGCCCTGATCGTCGGGTCCGCGTTGAGCCAGTCCATGACGAGTTTTTCCGCGTTCACGGCCATCAGCCACCACCTCCCAACGCCTTGGCCAACGTGTTGTGGGCCGCGTTGTCGAAGCACGCGGCGGTGTTCTCCGTGTGCACGAGCGCGGTGGCTCCCTTGGGGTTGGCCTGAGGGCCCAACGCCGTGTACAGGGGCTGGCCCGCGTGTGTGGGCGAGCCCATGGCGTTCGCCCTCGCCGCGAGCTTCCGAGCCTCGCTGACGGCGGCCTTGGAACCCTCGTTGCGTCTGTATGCCTGAAACGCCGAATAATTCAGTTTCACCCGTTTCATGCCCTATCCATCCGTGTCGGTGACTTCGACCTTGAGGTTCCATGCGGTCGGTTTCATGCCGCCGTCCAAAGGCCTCGGGTCTCCGATCACCTTGTAGTCATGGGAATCGATGCGCACCATCGCCCCGCGCAGACTCCGGTATGCGTAGCTGCGGGGGAAGAGGCAGGTGAACGCCACCGTCACGCCTTCGGGGCGCAGCGAGTCGGTGGCGTTCGACATGCCGCCCGGCGAAACCAACACGTTCCCAACCGACTCGATATCAACCTTCGTGACGGGCGAGCCAGCGGGGTCGTTCTCGCCGGTCGGCGTGTAGCGCAACACCTTCACGGTCTCGCCCCTCATGACGCCTCCCCATTTGACAGGTCGACGCTGTAGAAGCGTTGGCCGGTGAGGCCGAGTGCCTTCTTCTGTCCCTTGGACAGATAGAATTCGCCGCGAGGATTCGAGAAAGTCATCGACTGGGTGAAATCGCCCGCCGTGAGACTGAGATTGCTGGCACCGGTCGTATCGAAACCGGCACCCTCGGTCTGCATGTCGGACGAGATCACATCCTTGGCGAGCTCGCAGGCGATGCGTTCCAACGTGGCGGATGCGATATCGCGCCATCCGGGACACTGCTCGCGAATGAACTGCGATGCATCAGCCAGCCGCTGGTCAACATAATCCGGGTCGTCCGGCATCTGCTTCCAGCGTTTGGACAATTCCGTGTAGGTGGCGAATGGGTTTTCTTCCGTTTCGTCGGCCATAACGCACCTCCCCACGTCAGGCGGCGATGACACCGATCGCGCGCAACTGGGTGAGGATGCTGTTGACCTTCGTGGCGATGGTCGCCGCATCCGCGGAGGCTGCGAGGTCTGGAATCGCGGCACCTTTCTTGACGCCACCCAACGCCGCAGCCGTGGCTGCGGGAAGCGTGTAGGCTGGCGGAATCGTCGGCTTGTTCGACAGGTCGTTGTAGCTTCCACTGAAGCTGGACGTTCCCGCGCCAATGGCCTTGCGCGCCTCCGCCGCATCCGTGGCTTTGAGCACCGCCTTGCCGGTGTTGGTGGCACCGGCAAGCGTGTCGACGGTGGGAGCGCCGCCGACATCGACCGGATTGCCGTCCCCGTCAAAAACGGCCACCTGAGCGATAATCTCGCCGTCAGTCGGCTTCGGTTGACGCACGAACTGTATCTGCTTGTTCAGTCCCATGGCCATCACACTCCGGTGGCCACCGACGTTCCGGTGGCCGGCGCGATGACGTACGCGGGGAAGCGCTTGCTCTTGTCCGACTGCACGTCGTTGATGGGGTTGGCGATCTGGAAGCCGACGCGGAACACGACGCGCATGGCGACGCAATCCTGCTGGGCGAGGTTCAGAATCACCTTGCCGTTATCGTCCGAGATAACCGACTGGTCAAGCAGCTTGTAGGTGATGTCCTGACGGATGCCGACCACGAAGTTCGACCAGTCCGCGCCGAGCAGCACGGCCTTGGTGGCATCCCACGCGCCGTTGTCTACCTCGTTGAGACCGAAGCCGTACAGGGTGGACGGCGCGCCGGAGGCGAGCGAGGGCACGTAGATCGGGCTGCCGTTGGCGTTGCGCAGGCCGATAAGCTCCCAGTTCAGGCCCGGCTTGCTGGCGAAGCCGTTCATGGCGAAGCCCTGTTCGGCGAGCTTCTGACCCATGCTGGCAACGTCCTTGGCGAGGTCCTTGCCCTGGGTGAGTGTGTTGTGCGCCGCGATGGCCTGCGGGATGATGCCGTCCGGGAAGCTGGACGGCTTGTCCACGCCGAAAAGGGTCGCCTGGTCCAGCTTGTAGCCGAGCGCGGAAGTCAGACGCGGCATGACCTCCGGCCAGATTGGGATGCCGGAATCCGCGATGACGGCCTCCGGGATGGGCACGATGGCCGCAAGTTCCTCGGCCGTGATGCTTAGGCCCGACCATTTCATCTTCGTGGTCTGTTTCAGGCCGGTATCGCCGCCAACCCAGTAGGCGATCGGCTTGGAGTCAAGCACCGGCTGCGTGCGCGTGCGGGTGCTCATGCGAATCTGACGCATGCGTGTCAGGGATACGCTCGACTTGGGAGCGTCCTGGATAATCTGGGTGGCGTATTCGGTGGGGATGAGTCCGCCGCCGAGGTCGCTGCTGGTGATGATGGAGTTCACGTTGGAAGCCATCGTCATACCTTCTTTCTATGGAGGGGGTTATTTCTGCTTTTGTTTGAGGTACTGGTCACGGATCCAGTCGCCGGATGTGTCGGATGGTGCGGGCGGCTGGTTGGATTCGGATGCGGCATGCACCGTGGGCTTGGTTTTGTCGGCGATGTAGTCGGCGAGCGCCTTGCCGTTGGCTTGCATTTCTTCGAGGGTGGAGCCGTGGAGCAGTGCGATGGGCACGCCGGTTTCCTTGGAGACCTGTGATTTCCATTCGTTCTGCTGTTTTTCCGCCTCGTAGGCGGCGTTCTTGGCTTCAAGCTCTTTGATGTGCTTGGCTGTCTTTTCGGCTTCGGACAGTTGGGCCTCCTTGAGCTGTTGCAGTTCGTCGGCGGCTGCCTTGTTGTCCTTGGCGCGTTTCTCCCATTCGCGGGAATGGGCGACGGCCTCCCGGTATTTGGCCTCGTAGTCGATTTCGGGCGGCTTCGCTCCGTTATCGGTCGATGCCGCCTGCTGGTTGCCGTTGGCCTCTTCGGTCATGGTTCCTCCTAGTGGGTTGGGCCCGTTTCGGGCATAAAAAACCACCCGTGCGGGTGGTTGGGGAAAATCTCAGTTCGAGTGCGACGGTCGTGGCACCCCGTAGCCGTCCTTGTAACGGTCGGGGTAGAGTCGGCGCATCACATAGGTGATCGTGTTCGGGTCGTTGGGATTGTCGGGATTGCCTTTTGTGGTGGCCTTTATCATCCGATAGGTGTCGTCGTCCAGGCCGCCGTTCTCGATGAGGCTGCGTGCGTGCATGTATTCCGAGTACATGCGGTCGGGGTCATAACCCTCGATGTGAGCTTGGTCGCGGTCCCATTCGGGCACGATCTGGCAGTCGCAGTCGTCGTGGAACAGGCGGAACGAGCCTTTGGCGTATTTCGCGGTCTTCTCGCTGCGGTACACCCAGCCTCGCGAGCAGAGCATCGTGCAGAACGCGCACGTCTTCGCGCCTCTCGGCACGCGCGCGTACCGTGGTTCGGACGGGTCGTGCTCGCATAGGCGGGCGATGGTTTCGCGCCCCGAATACATGACCCAGCGTTGCATCGCACCGACAAGATACGCCTGCATGGTCTGCGGGTCGGTCCACAGGTGGCCGGCCTGCCAGCGTATGGTCTTGTCGATGCCGTCGCCGGGGAACGAGTCGGACAGGTCGTACTCCCATGGTTCTGGCACGGATTCGCCACGGACGCGCATATACCATTCGTAGGCGGCCTGTGCCGCGAGGTCACCGTATTTGATGACCAGTTGCGGCACGTAGTCGAGCAGCATGTCACGCTGCCATTCGGGGCTGAGCTGTTGCAGCGTCTCCCACAGTTTCGCCAGATCGCGGCGTGCCAGTTCCACCGCCCGAGCTTGGCTGGCTTGCAGCTGTTCCAGTTGCCGGTTGTCCGTCATCCTTGTTGCCTCCGTTCACGAGGGAGTCAAGCACGCTGCGGGTCTCGGCCTTGCGCTTGTCGACCAACAGGCGTGTGATATCGGAATCCGTGTAGCCGAGCTTTTCCAGAATCACGTCGGAGTTGGCGAGCCATGGGATGGCCGTCACCTGCTTCACGATGGCATCGGAGAGCGCGGCCTGCGATGGGCGTTCGGGGTCACGCCAGTTGACCTGAAGCCGATTGAGCTCGTCGCTGTCCTCGCTGGTGCCGTTGAGGATGGCGATGTCCCTCGCGGCCTTGCGTAGTTGCACGCCGATGGCGCGGCAGGCGTTCTTCGCCTCGATGACGAGTTCGCTTTCGGCCGCCATGATCGCTTCGGACGAGGAGGGGCCGGAATCCGTCATGACGCCGAACTGGCTGAGCGGCACGCCGGTCGCGCCGCTCATGCGTGCCGCGAGGGCGCGAAGCATGTCGGTGTGCGGCTGCATGGTCATCTGCGTGAACTGGCCGATGGTGGGCGCTTGGCCGTCCTCGTTGAGGCTGATGTTGAGCATCTTCGAGATGGTGGCTTCCCAGCCGGTCAGCTTCCTGCCGTTCTTGTCCTCGGGCGGCTCGTCCGCGCCGATGAGGTAGCGTTGCGGGCTCGAATAGAATTCGGCGCTTACCTCCATGCGCAGCATGGTGCGCACCGCCGTGTCGGTGATGCTCATGACCTCGCGGCTGATGCGCGAGCGGCCAAAGGGGCGGTTCAGGTCCTGATGGTAGGGGATCAGGTAAACGGGCACATGATCCATGTACGTGTTACATGGAGCGTCCGCATGATAGCGGCCTGATTGCGTGCGACGTATACGAATCGTGTAGCCGGGTATGTAGAGCATGAGCTCGGAAGGCACGATGGTGTTCGCCTGCGCGTACTGTGAGCGGTCGATATCGGTTATCGACAACGCCGCCGACAGCCCGCGACGGGCGTAATCCCACAGGCCGGTCTCATAGAGCGCGCTGCGGAACGACACGGACACCTTCGAGCGCAGACCATCCTCGGGTTCCGCGCTGCGCACATTCAGGAACGAGCATGAGTGAGTGAGCGCGCTGCGGATGGCCTGCGGCAATTCCACGTCGAAGTCGTTGTCTGAAAGAATCGAATCCAAACCCAACGGATCGCGGCTGTCGTCGCCGACTCCGACGAAACCATCGAACACGATGCGGTCGGCCAAAGCGTCCACCGATTTCTGCGGCCAGCCCACGACCTCGCTTATCCCCGCCATGCTGTCCGGCACGGCGATGGACAGATTCTTAAGCTCGTTTCGCCCGTCGTAGTATTTGGTGCGCAACAGGTTACGTTCGAGCTTCTGGGACCATTGACGTATCATCAAATCCCACGGTTCTCGGCACTCGTCGGGCAGATTATCGACCTGCACGTTTTCAAGACTGGGAATCTGCATCAGAATGCCACCGCCTTCGCTCTTCTTCCCGGATGACGTTTGGAAGTCTTGACGTTCCAATACGCGAGAGCCACCGCTTCCACGGGACTCACGTCGATGTTCTCCATGGACGTCTCGTAGCCGAACCCGTCTCCGATTTTCCTGTGCTTCGCATGACCCACCGCCTCGTCAAGCAGAGGCTGGCCGAAATGGGTAAGCCCATGGTCGTTCACGGCCTGTTCGAGCATCGAACAAGCGTCCGCCACGTCGGAAGGGCGCGGAACCACGATCACTCTTTTGGACACGCCCTTGTCGATGAGGCTGTTGACCAGGGTGGGCGCTCCCACGCGCCCGTCGATGATGATGCCGATGGCGTTGCGCCACCGTTCCGCACCGTCTTTCTCGGCGGTCAGCCAGTCGGCCAGCCAGCCGGTGCCGCCACGCATGCTGCGCGAGGCGATGACCTCCACGTGAGGCAATTCACCCGACTTGCGGGGCGGGCGCACGCACGCCACGAGGGTGACGTTCGCGCCGTCCGCGCTGAACTTGACCGCATACGAGTTGTAGCCGTCCATGCAGGGCTTGTCGGTCTTGCATTCGGCCCAAGCATCCAAGTCGATGTCGGACAGCGCGCCGGCCTGATCGTTCCACCAGCCGAGACGTTCGCGGGCGAAACCGTCAGGGGTCATCTTCTCCGACTCGGAAACGACCACGCTTTTCAGCAGTCGGGTGCCGAGACTTGGATTGTATTGGTACCAGCGTTGCTGGTCGTGCACGTCGCCTATCTCGGTCGCCGCCCATTCGAACCAGCACAGGTTCTTCGGCGGCTTGTCCCTGTGCGCGTTGCGGCGCATGCGCGCGAACACCGTGCCCGGCGAGGTCGGCGGTGTGGGGGTGCCCGTGTAGATGGTCAGCGGGTTGCCGGAGGGTGCCGACGAGATGGCGGGCTGTATGGCCTCCATCTGCTCGTCGGTCAGCTCCTGCGCCTCGTCGCACACCAGCACGTCCACCGTGAAGCCACGGCCCGAACTCTTCGAACGGGCGATGAACTCAATGCTGCCACCGTTCTTCAACACGATGGCCTCCTGGCCGTTCGTGGCTCGAATGTAGGTGACCAGTTCCGACAGTTCGGGGAACTTGCGCGCGTTCTCGAAGTAGTATTTCATGCGCAGGAAATGCTTGCGGCAGGTCTTCACCTCATGCGCCGTGTGCAGGATCTTCATGCCGAGGATCGCGGCAAGGTACAGCTCCGTGAACTCGAGAATCGCGTTCTTGCCGTTCTGGCGCGGCACCGCGCACCCGCAATCCGACGCCGCCCATTGCAGCTTCGAATCCGTGGCGAGCCACCCCTCGAGCACGATACGCTGCCACTTATCCGGCTTCATGTCGTAGCCGGCGGCGAGCGCGCACGCCTCTCCTCCCTCGGACTGCGCGTGCTTGGGAACCAGAGCGAAGCTAGGTTCCTGTACGCCTCTTCGCCTTGCCACCCTCGATCACCCTCAGCTTCCGTCGTTCGGCTATCTCATCGAGCGGCGTATGCCGCTCCTGCTGTTTCACTTTCGCCTGCGTGATCTGCCTGCGTGCGGCTGGCGTGATCCCGTAATCCTGCAGCAGCTTGTTCAGTATGGGCACGCTGGCGAAATTGCCGGAACCCCAGATGTCCGCGTGGATCAGTGCGGCGTTCATGAGGTTGTCCCAGTCGGCCTCCGTCCACGAGTCCGCTCCGGGGGTGGAAGCCAGATGCTCCCACCATCGCACGGTAGCCTTCGGCCATTCGATGTCGTCAGGCAGCGTCGGCTGCGTTATCGTGGTCTTGGCCAACTGGATCACCTCGAATCTAAATGTCAGGAGCCGGAGGAGCGCGAGCCGCCGCGAGAAAAAGCGCTGCGGATACGACCGGCAACGTTACGCACCGCATTGCCGGCGCGCTGGAACAGGTTACGCACGATCCACCTCCTTCACAATTTGGGTAAACAAGGGGAAACATCGTTATGGGGAAGGTCAGTACTGCCGCAGGCTCACGTCTCGGCCGAAGTTACGCCCTTCGGCAACGCGCTTTAAAACCATGCGAGAGTTCTTGGCGTCCGCGACTTTCCAAGACTGGGAGACACCGGCTTCAAGATCGCTGACTCCCTGTTCCTTGCGTTTCTTCATCAACGCGCGCATCTTGAGGGTATCCTGCCATAGCTTCGATATACGTTCGTCGGATAAGCCCTGTTTGCGGTATTGGGATATTCGCTCTTTCGAGAAGCCGACGCCGGAAAGCGTTGAGCCCTTCGAGCGTGAGCGGGATGAGTTGCCGCCGCTCCCGCTGCTGGACGAGCGGGAAGCCGAAGAAGAGCCGCGTCGCATGAGAACCTCCCAATGAAAAAGCCGCCACATAGGGACGGCTTGAACGAAAAAAATATTGTTTACCGGTTCACGATCCGCTCGATCGCGACGCGGAACGGGACGCACTCACACGCAGGGCGGACACACCGCCACCGGATGAACCGGAAGAGCGACGCCCATACCCCGTATAGCGGATATCGTTGGTGCTCGCATAACGGACTCGCCTCATAACTCACCTCCCAGCTTCCGAGCTACGGCCATACCATCGAGGTATTTATCTCCGAGTTTGCGAAGACCATACTCGGCAAGGAAAGAATCCTTGTCGTCTCGCAACGGGAACGCGATGGCGAACCAGTGTTCGGAATCGGTCGGCTCCACGAGCTTCCTGGGACTGCAAGCCGAAACCAGCGCCCTGTGCAGGGCGGCGAACTCGGCGAGACAATCCTTCTCCAGATCATCGGAGTACTTGACATCGGCGAGCGGGTCAGGCGTCTTCTCCGCGAACCCGAGACCACCACCGAAGCCGACGCCGGCACCGAACGCCACGGCGGACGACTTGGCCGGCTTGTACGGGGCGAGTAGCTTCTCGATATCACGGTACGCATAGATCCGGTGGTTTTCGCCGAAGCCAAACCGTTCACGCCACCGCGCCATCTCGGCGGGGGAGGGGAAACACAGGCACAGCCAGAACTCGGTGTCGGTCGCATCCACGAAACGCTTGCGCTCCGCACGGGCGCGCTCCCGGTACTCCTTCGCGTTCTCGTCCAGATTCTCCGGCACCGGCTTCACACGCTTGCCCTTGGGTTTTCTCTTCGAAAAATCGAATTTGAAATCACCTGACATGATCCACCTCCAACAAGGGGAACCATTCAAGCAGCGTCGCGTAATCGTCCGGTGCCTTGTCCTTGAGCACCTTGGTGAAACGCTTGTCGATGCCATCGAAAGAACGCCCGAACCACGCATAATCACACGGCAGCTCGATATGATGCCCGCGAATGCAGTCCAGCACCTCGCCCTTGAGCCAATCCCCGATAGGAGAGACCTTCTTGAGGTTGCGCCGCCAGTACCCGTACTGGACGAACGCGCCGCGACGCTGAATCGAATCGGCGGCGCGCACGCCATCCGCGCACCACGTGTTCTTATCCAAGCCGATGTCGGCGCGGATGAAATCCCACATCTGCTCATACGACGGCTCAGGCAAACGCGCCGCCTCGATGTAGCGCAGACGTTCGGGAGCCTGGAACACCGCATTGTTCAGCCACCGGTACAGCGACGGGTGCGGATACCTTTTGATTCGGGTCTGGAACTTCTGCTCGAAATAATCAAGCTCCTCGTCCACGAACCTCAAACCGGGCACATAGTACAAGTACGCGGGAACGACCTCGATGCCCATATCCCGCATCGCCAGCCACGCGGCGATGGAATCCTTGCCGCACGAAAACGCCAACAACACGGGCCTGCCATCAGCGGCCAGCTTCTCACGCACCGCGAGACTCGTGCCCTGATTACGAATAACCGTGGTCACTTCGGCCACCTCCTTCCCGTCATGCGAATAAACCGCGAATGCGAATAAAACTCGACACCGGCACGCCGGAAGCTCGCCTCCGACGACCACACGAACACATGCAGCCCATGTCCGCTGGTCGAAACCTCCGCATAGATCGCATCCGGCAGCAGCTCCATCGCCTTCGCGGGCGGACTGGTCAAATCAACATGGTCGAAATCCCAGCACGCAAGCCCGTCGCCGAGCATTATGCCATAACCGTCACCGGCCTTCGAGCGCATGACCTCCGAATATGACGCCCAGGTACTTGAGTCCGTCGAACTGGCCGGCGACCCATCGCACATAATCGGACGCTTACCATCGGCCCGCACCCAACGGCGCAATGCCCTGAGCGCTTGGGGTATCTGATGTTTGCGGCTCCACGCCTTGCGGCATCTGTCCGAGCAAAACAGTCTCGGACGCCTAGGGTTAGGTGTGGGTTGGAAGAAGTGGCCGCAATTCCTACATTGGTTGACCATAGCTATTACTATAGCATATATTCCAACGATTCGCAACACTAATTTCGTGACATATCAAAACTGCGTAAAATCAAACGTAACAGCCTCGGAAAACAACGGGGCGAAAACATCAAAACCATGCCGGAACGGCTTCCACGGGCGCTCGCAGGCACCCCAGCGGCCAAACGTACGATACTCCACGCGGGTTGCGGGGGGATAGCGGCGCTATGACCTGTGGGGAGCCTTGCCGGTGGGGGAGGGGGTGGTGCCCCGGTTACCATTGGCGGCTGATTGGGATGGTGTTTTGTGGTTGTTTTTTTGTGTTTTGGTGGCCTGTGGTGTTGGCGATTATTTTGTTGCTTTTTCTTTGGTTGCAGATTCTGTGTGTGAGTTGTGTGTTGTCATAGCTGGTTGGTGATCCGCCTCGGCTGTATGGGATGATCTCATCGAGTTCGCAGCTGAGTGGGTGTGGTGTTTTGAGTGTGAGGTCTATGGGCTTGCCGCACAGCGGGCAGATCGGTATTGGTCCTTCGGCCGCGATGTGTCTGGCCTTGCATTTGCGGCGGGCTGCTCCATTTTGGTATCTGCCTGAGCCTGCCTTGTTGCTCATGTTCCCCATCCTGTGTGGTGGTTGGTGGCTTGGGCGAGATTCGAATTCGCGGTGGCCCGACATGGTTAGTCTGTTTTGACCACACCGTCGCAATCACTGCGATGGCCGGTTAGTCCTCTACCGTACGCAAGCCGTGGCATGCGCGGTTGGCTTCGATCCAACGACCTGCGGTTTTGGAGACCGCCGCTCTACCCGTTGAGCTACGCGCATAGGCGGATATGCGAAGAGCCCAACCGTCCGGGGTTGAGCTCTTCGACACTAATCCACTGACATTATGCGGTTACAGTCAGCTCTTTGTCAAGTTCGCCGCCTATCACGAGCCGATACACGTCGCAGTAGGCTAGTCCCTGCGGACTGTTCCGCAGTTTGCCTCGGCTGACCCACACGTTGAGGGTGTTTCTGCGCACGGTAATCCCCGCGTCGGTGAACGCCTTGGCTATATCCGCCGCGCTACCTCGTTTCGAGTCGTCCCAGCAGAGTTTTTTCAGTCGCCGGAGTTTGACGGTCTGCGCTCGCTGTTCCCTCCCGCAGACCGGGCATGTCACCCACTGGTCTGCTGCCCCAGCGGTGAGCATGGTCTCGCATAGTTCGCAGGTTCCTATCTCGCGGCGTTGCTCCGGCGGGTCCAGCGCAGCATCGACTTTGCGTGCGATGCCGTCAACGACGTGCATGTAGAAGCCCGCGTCCGCGAACGTGGCGAGCCTGGGGTGGCCTGCGCATGCGATGAGCGTGGCCTTCAGATCCTCGTTGCGTTTGTCTTTGCGCCAGTCCAAGGCGTCGATGCCGTCGAGGCAACGCCATAGTTCACGGGCCGTGGCGTCGAGCATGTCGATCAGGTCGAGCACGTCAAGCCTGATAGGAGTCGGGGGAGTGGCCGTCTGGATTCGCGTGGGCGAATGCCCGCCCGGATGCAGGGTCGCGTCCAACGAGTCATGCAACGGCGTGACGTCGCGCGCCAGTCGCAGGAGCGTGCCGGCGAAACGCAGTTCGCACGTCTCGCACAGTGAATATCCCCCTTCGGTTATCGTTTTGCAGTTCTGGCAGTCCACGTTAGCCCCTTCCGGCTGGTCGGCTAGAATAGTGTTTGCTTCTCGCCCTGGCCGACCTTGTTGGCTGGGGTTTTCTCATGCTTGAGCTGGCTGTACGGCATATCCCATATGCGTTTGAATTCGGCTATCTCCTGTTTCGACAGTTTCGGCCCGCCCCACGGCTTGCCCGGCGGCCGCTCGCGGGTTGGTGGTTTGAACGGTTTGACGCTTATCCGGGCGAGATGACACATGTGCATGGCCAGATACTGGCCGTCCGGTCTGATGCCTGCATCTCCGCAGGTGCTACGGAGCAGCGGGTGGCCGACGGAGGGAAGCCACGTGACGCGGGTCAACGGCCGGCCGAGGATTATCGCCACGGTCAGGTCGTCACCCGCCACACACCCGTAATCCCACGACTCCCATACGGTTTCGCGATCCTCGATGACGTACAGGCCGCACCCCTCGCAGACGGTGACAACGAGGGGACTCGTTTTCGGGATGAACGTGCGCAGCCATGCTGGTTTGCGTTCACGGGTGCGTGGCCTGCTCACTCCTCCATTGCCTTTCTTCTTGCCGCGTCGAACGCGATTCTGATGATGTTCTCCATCCACGCGCCGGGGAGCGTGATGAACTTTCGGGTTTCGGCCATGGCGGCGGCAATCTCCTCTTCGGTGATTTCGCGTGACGCTCCGGCCTTGTATCCTTGTCCCCACGCCCACTGCAGGTCACTGTCGATGTACGACGGGTCACGCTGCTTCTGTGCCTCGATTTCACTGCTGATGATGCTCATTCGTTTCCTCCGTTTCGTTGTTGATTGCAGTTTCGATTCGTATGCACAGGTCGAGCGCTTCCCGCCAGCCGGCCTGGTAGCCGAGCACATACGCCTCTGCCGGCGACTCGCTGCCCAATCCCGCTGAGGCCAGTGCGCTGAGCGCCCGTTGAATCACGTCAATCGGTTCGGCCATGGGTCAGTCCTCCCATTTGATGTCCTGGATTTCATGCAGCACCGCTTCGCAGGCGGTGATGAGTACGCTGAGCATACGGCGGCCGTGATGGCCTCTCCGGTCGAGGTTGAACAGGTCGGGATGGCCTTGACTCCACTGGTCGATGCTGATGGAGGCGATTGGGATGGTTTCGACCAGATTGGTGTCAGCATCCTCGCAGAGGTATTGGATGGTGACGGATTCTTTCATGCTTTCTCGCTTTCGGTCGTGTAACAGTTCGCGTCGAGCCAGTCGGCGATGGTTCGAAAGTCCTTGGCCCACTGAATCCGCGTCTGGCGTTCCCGCTCGTCCTTGGGGATTGGCTTCGGAATGTCAAAATCGAGTACCGAGTATTCGGATTGTTTTAGGAAATGGCTGCGGGCTGGTCTGCCTCGATGCTGAGGGACTTGCCTGTAGTTGACGATTTGGAGGATGTGCAGCATCTCCAATGCCTTGGCCGGGTCGAAGTTCGGAGTGTCGGGATTGTCGTCGAACCGCTGACGCAGCTCGGGCACTGTGCCTTCGCCGTTGCCGAGTTCCCATGCGGTCTCTTCGATTTGCTCTCTGAATGTGAGTGACATTTTGGGCTCCTTTGGTTTGGGAAAATCTAGTGTCGTTGAGGGGTGTTTTTGGTCTTTCCGGAGGGGCGAGCCGTAGTTTTTCCCACACCCGGACACACACGTAGTGTGTCCGGGGAGTGTGGGGAAAAACTAGACTCGATGGCTCAGTTTTTCCGGGAAAAACTCGGAAAAACTGGGAAAAACGGGAAAAACTAGATTTCGAGGTGGTTTTCGTCATCCAATTCACTCGCCTCCTCCCTGCTCATACGGTCCACATAGGCGTCGGATTTCGGGTCGTCTATCTGCCGGTACGGTCGGACGGATTTGAATATCGAACGATTGTTGCGTCCAGAGCGGTTCGAGACGAAACCCTCCTGCAGGAGCAGGCTCACGGCTTTGCTCATGACGGCGGTACGCGCTCCGGAACCGTCTTCCTTCAGTGCCTTGAACAGTTCGGACTGGTTCGGTTCTTCGAGTGAGTCCTCCAGCATGCGGCTGATGCGTTCCATCAGTCCGGTGGGTCGGAAGTCGTCGCGTTTCGCCTGTCGGTCTTCGCTGGGCATCATGTTCGGTCGTGCGATGGTGACGCGCATGAGTTTCGGGTCCGTGGAGTTGATTTCGATGCGTGCTGCTTCGCGCAGGTGCGAGCCGTTCGAATCCCAGCTGACGGCGCAATGCTCCTCGATCTCGCTGATGCGGTCTTTGCCTGATTTGATGACGATGGTGCCGCGCACGCCCTTGCCGACTGGTTTGGTCATGTCCACCGAGTAGCTGATGCCGTCGATGAGTGCGAGTTTCTGCATGCTGCCGCCGGCGTAGCGGCCCCGGTTGTCCTTGCTTTTGATGACGTGGTCGATGAGTACGACTGCTGGCCCACAGGCGCTGATGAGTCGTGGCATGGTGTTGTACCAGGCTGCGATGTCGTCGCCGCTGTTGCTGTCGAGGCCGGCGTAGGCGAGGCAGCTGGTGACGCCGTCGATGATGGCCAGCGTGGCCGTGTCCGCGTAGTCGAGGGTTTCCTTCCAGCCGTCGAGGCTGGTGGGGCTGCTCGGCTTGGCGCTGGGCCGCACGTAGTGTAAATGCTGCACGATCTGTTCGCCGGTCACGCCGAGCAGCAGGAGACGCTTGACGACGTTTCTGGCGGAATCCTCATAGTCGATATAGATCACGTCATGTCCCTGTTTGAGTTCCTGGGCGGTGGCGATCTGGGCGAGCATGCTTTTGCCGCAGCCGGGTTCGCCGTGCAGGTCGTTGACCGCGCCCCTATAGAAGAGGCCTTGGCCGTCCTCTCGTTGGAACACGGTGGGCGTGGGCGGCAGTTCAATGCCGGAAGCGAGCTGGGTGAGGTCTTCGAACTGCCAGCTGGAGGAGGCGTTTTTACTTGCCTCGTGACTTTCCATTGAACCGTTTTGAACCGATGCGACGGGTGTTGAACCGGCTTGAACCGGCATTGTTCCAGTGTTTTGAACTGCTTCCGGGTGACTTTCCTCCATTTGACTCGCAGCCGCGTTTTGGATGAGTTCGTCGAACTCGCCGGGCGTCATGCGTTCGATTTTCGACTGCTCGCACGGATCAGAGTGGGATTGCACGCCGTTGACCTTCTCCATCGCGCCACTGAGAATGCTGGCCCATTCGCGCGCCGCCTCACGCTCCTTGCCTTGACGGTCGGGGGCCACCTCGGCGATGAACCGTGGCTTCAATTGGCTGATGGCGTCGAGCGCTCCACGATGGCCTTCCTGCGCGAAGTTCACCAACGCCCAGACGGCCTGCAGCGTGGTGTCATGCCTTGAGCCTTTGGAAGCGGGGTTGGCGAGCGTCTTGTTGAGGAACGTGTTGACCGCCTTGCACATGCGGTCGTCGTATCCCCTCGGATTAGAGGCGATTGGAGTGGTCGACGGGTTTGAATGTGTCAGGTTCGCCATGCTGTCGGGTTTGCGCAGGTAGTCCACCCACTTCCATGGCAGGGTCGCCAGATCGCTGATGCGGGGGAGCGTGCTGGCAACCCTGCCGCTGGGCGTGTACCAGCAGTACATTTCGCCACTCGGGTGGATCGACGGCCAGACCACGGAATACCGGTGGCCGGGTTGCAGGATGTCGACGCCCTCGATGGCGCCGCCCTTCCACGCGAGGCCTTCGGGCACCTTGTAGAACAGGTGGCGTGCCGGACTGTCGATGCCGTGCGCCGTGCTGCTCCACGTGGCCGGAAGCATGCCCAGTTCCTGAGAGAGCTCGCTGATGCCTTTCGCCCCGTCCGCCTTGACCTGATGGCCTTGTGCGGCGTCGATGTCCAACACCAATACGCCTTCGGGGATGACGATTCCCGTGTTCGCGTCCGGGGTCGCCTGCGACCAGAGCCGTATCTGCTCGTCGGTGACGGGTTTGCGGCTGCGTCCCGTGAAACCGCTGGGTGGTGGGGTCTTGCGGCCTTCGGGCAGGGGGATGACCTGCATCCAGCCGGCCGCACGGTACAGGGGTGCGGCCGTCGCATAGCCGTAGATGTCGGTCATTCCTGAAACTCCTTTGACGTGATGTGAAAATGTGGTTGGTGCCGTGCACGCCTTTGCATACGTGCCGGCCGCTTGGATACGGCTACGGCGGTCGGGACTGGTATCAGTCCTTGTCGGAATCCTTGCTCTTGTGTCAGCCCAGGAGCACGAGCCTCACGCTCATGAGCTGCAGGCTTTCCGAGTCGACGTCACAAAAACCGGCCTGGTCGGAGGCGAGGGAATCCATGTCCTTCATCAGCTCGAGCCACTGGTTCTGCAGGTGTTTCAGCAGTTCGTCCATCAGAATTCACCTGTTTCCGGCATCTGTTCGGAACCCCCGTGGTATTGGGGTTGCGCCTGGTCGGTGACGGCGGTGACCGCTTCGACCGGCACGCCCAACAATGCGGCTATCTCCTGCGGGCTTTTGCCCACGGCCTTCAACTGGTTGACCTTCATCGGATCAGCCTGCTGCTGTGGCTGGCCGAGCTGTACCGGCTGGGCGGGTTGCTGCGGCTGCTGCTGCGTCGGCGGGTTCCATGGGTCGACCGGAGCCGGCGCATATCCCTGATTCGGGGTCTGCGTGGGCTGCTGGGGAGCGTACTGCTGCTGCGGGTAGTCTTGCTGGGACTGCTGCACGGGAGGCTGCTGGGAGCCCTGCTGGACAGGCTGCCGGGGTTGGCTTCCGTTGACGAGACTGTTGACGCTGGACGCGGGTTCGATGTGGAATTCGAACACCTTCGGCGGTTGGGGCGCGTCGCCCCGCTGGCCGAGACCCACGAACCGTTCCGTGATGGTGTCGCCCGGCTTCGGGATCTTCACGCCCGCCTGACGGCAGGCCTCGCGAAACGCCTTCAACTGGATTCCCCAACCTTTGACCCAGAGAGAACGGCGGCCGTCGTCCTCCTCTACGCTCGGGTCGCGCAGTTGGGTCTGGATGATGACGTGGATCTGCTCCTTCGGGCGTCCGTCGTTCCAGAAGGCGGGCTGCTTGGTCTGGAAGTCGTTGACCTGCGTGGTCTCGATTTTTTCGATGACGCCGGTCACCGAGTCTCCGGGCTGGCTGTTCGCGCCGAAGTACGCTTTGGCGCTGTTGCCAGCGAGCAGGTCGCCGAGCGAGCTTAACTGGGCGGGCTGTCGTTGGGGCTGCTGGTAGCCGTAACCCTGCTGCGGGTAACCGTACTGTGGTTGTGGTTGTCCGAACATTGTCGTGTTCCTTTCGTTGTTTTTACTTGGTGAATTGGTATTCGGATTCGATTAGGGGGATGAGTCGGAGCCACTTGTCGGGAACGTCCGGCCATGGCTTAGCGTCGAACTCGGGGAGCGCGCTCATGTCGGGCCAGACCCGGCCCTTGCATGAGAAGCATTTGTCGGGCCCGGCCGCCGGCAACTGTTTGATCCAGCTGTCGCGCACGTCGGGGCCTTCCGCCTGCTCCACGCAGTCCATGAGGTTGACGAGCAGTTGGGCGCGGCTCAACGCCCATTTGCCGGGCTCCGGGTCGAACCTCGTCTCCCAGGGCAATGCGTCGCCGAGACTGGTCTTGTTGCGGGGCAGGAAGTAGATGCAGTTGCGCTCCACTCGTTCGCCCTCGTTCTGCAGACCCATGCCGTAGAGTGAGGCCTGTACCCGGTACTGTTGCGAGGGGCCGTGGGCCTTGACCTTGGTGACGGTCGTGTTGCCGACTATCTTCCAGTCGATGGTGCTGCGGGTTTTGCGGTCCCATAGGTCGATGCTGCCGGTCACGTCGTAGCCGCCGTGCAAACCCTGCAACCGGCCTACGGTGACCCGGTACTCCGAGCGCCACCGTTCCACGAGCTCGGTCACGTTGTCCTCGCTCGTGTAGGGGAATTGGAACGCCGGCTCCCCGTTCAGGTCATAGAACATGGTTTCGAAATGCGCGTGGACGCACGTGCCGATGAACGGCAGCCAGCCCGGGGAGCGACGCTCCGGCCAGCCCGCCAGTTTCGCGGCGAGGCAGTGCACGCAGTCCGTGCCCAGTTCGGACGGGCCTATCTCACGCTGCAGTTCGCGCGGAGCGTTGGCGATATCCGCTTCGATGAGCTGGCGAATCTCCGGCCACAGTTGCGGCTCCTCCACGGTGCCGATTTTGGTTTTCGGAGTGACTGGCGGCTTGCCCATATCGGGTGCCGACTGCGTCATGGGCGGTATGTCCACGGGGATCGCATCACCCTGTTGGGCTTGTGCGACGGCGAGGATAGCCTCATTCATGCCGTTCATGGGTTTTCACCTCCTTGAGAAAGTCGTTGATGGTTTTCTTGACGTCGGCCAATGCGGTCTTGTTGAGGCCTTTGACTGCAACCGCTTCGCTGGCGTTGTCGAAGCGCAGCGTGTAGGTCCCGTCATCCGCCGTCGTGATGGTTGGCGGCGTATGCCCGCAGAGCATCGAATGCACGGGGAAGCCGGTCTTGCCTTGCGTCTCCAGTTCGCGTATGGCCTTGTGGATGCGTCTGGCGACGGTGAGGCCCAGCTCGTCGAGCCGTTCGGAGCGGATGACGTACAGGTCGTCGGTCAGCTCGTTGCCGTCCTCGTCGTGCAGGTCGTAGTCGGCGATGGCGCTTTCCACGATCTGGGCGATGCCCAGGCTGGACAGTTCCGCGCTCATGAGACCACCACCATAGGCTTGCCGCTCATCGCGTAATCGGCCACCGCGTCCGCCGACAGCATCTTCTCCAACTGGCTGAGCGGGCGCGGCCGCAACTGGTAGGCTCCGGGATACTTGGTGGCCGGGTAGGCTTTTTCGAACGTGCCGGCGTTGATGCGGCGCGCGCCCGGCTTGACCTGCACCTTCAGGTTGCCGGCCTGGTAGGTGCCGACCGGATGCGAGTCGAGAATCAGGGATTTGAGATTGTCGATTTCCTCCTGTCGGCTGGCGATCTCGGCCTGCAGTTCGACGATGCGCGCCGCCTGCGCGGCGAACAATCCTTGGCGCAATTCCCCGTCCGGGTTCACGGCCTCCGTGGTTTCAATGGTTGATGGAGTCATTTGATGTGCCTTTCACGATGATTTGGGCGTAGGTGGGATACCACGCCGTCTGATGCTTGGTCTGGTTCGTGTGCCGGTTGCAGCAGGTGACCGCCTCGTCCAGTCCGGTGGGCTTGCCGAGCGGCCCGCATGTCCTGCAACGCGGCATCCAAAGACGCCGGTCAGGCATCCTGCCTGTCCTCGGAGGTGAGTCGCAGTCCGGCTATGACCTCCGCCGAAGCGTCCGGGTTGCGCAGCAGCTTCGATATGGCCGCGCCTTCCTTGACGGTCAGTTGGGCGATGGCGATGGCCGACGTGACGGCCGTATGCTGCTCGTTGGTGAGTATGATCTTGTCGGACAGCAACAGTTTGGTGGCCTTGTCGATGAACGTGGATGCGGCGTTCGTGATCCCGTTCGCGGTCGGCACCAGGGCCGCCAGTTCGAAGCTCAGATCCTCGTCCGCTATCAGCGCCTGCTGCACCAGACGGGGTTCGTTGATCGGCTTGCTCATGATTGTTCTCCTTGCTTGTTCGGCTCCCATCCCGGGAGCGGCTTGATTCGGATATAGAGATGTGGTTCGTATTCGTGCCCGCAGTACGTGTACGGGTCGCCGGACTTGCGTTTCCGGTATTTGCCTTTGGCTCCGTACACCCATAGGTCGGGCATGCGCTTGGTGGCATGGGATTCGACGACCTGCGCGTCGTCCACGTAGGCGACGCCGTTCAGCGAGTCCAAAACCAGCTTCAACAGGTTGTCGAGATCCGGGCGGCCGCGATGGCTCATCCAGAATTCGGCCTCCAACCTGACCGGGCACTGGTATGGTTTCGCCTGCGGGTATTTCAACCGGAATTCGGCGAACAGGCGTTCCTCCGCCCTGACGGTGCGTTTCGGGGTCATCGCGTGCCCGTTGTAGACGCGGGGACGCCCCTTCGGCACCGGGTCGCCCGGCAAGCAGAGCGTGAACTCACTTGGCTGTTCCATCGCCACCCCACTTCAACAGGATTCCCACGAACACGAGCGGCAATACGACAGCCAATACGAGCGAGCCGGTTATCATCCACTGCGGCGTACCCACCGGACTGGGGATGCGACTATGCGTGCCGGCGAAACCGACCAGCCGACCCTCGAAGAACGTGAGAGCCAGTAATACGGCCGTTTTCTGCCCGTCCGTTAACCTCGGCCGGGGTCGGCGCATGCGACGCTTTTTGCGCAATGCCTCGATACTCATTTCACGGCCCTCGACTTCTCCATGGTCACGATGCCGGCCAGATCCACCACATCGGATTCGACCTGCAACACCTTGCGCATGATCTTCAGGTCGCCCTGCATGTAGGCGTCATAGCCGATCTGATGCGCCACGTCGAACAGGTCGCCCAGCATGTCCGCATACCGCTGCCACTTGTTCGCCTCGGACTGGGGTTCGGGCTTGCGGGGCTCCCCGTCCAAATCCTTCTCCAATTCGACCTCCGTATCATTCAGGAGCTGCTCCATGAGCTCCTGCAGCGACATGTCCTTCGGAACCTCGACGCCGATGGCGTGGATACCGCTAATCTTGTTGTTTGACATCACTTGTCTTCCTTTCAATGTGATTGGTGATGTTGGTGTCGGCGCAGAACCTTGGACAGTGCAACGCCGGCACCCTTCCTTTTTCTCCCGGTTTTGAATCCGGGAAACCCTTATTCGCCGTAGACCAGCTCCTTGCGGGTGATGGCGCACCTGTTGTTCCGGTAGTCGATGACCTCGCGTGGATCCCACACCAGCCGACGGCCGATACGCTTCGGGGCCGGCGGGTATTTCCCGCCCCACCGGTCGTAGCAAGACCAGATGTAAAGAGTGCTCTTCGAAAGATTCAGGAATTCCGCCACCTTGCCAATGGGCCAACCGTCCTGTGCTTCTATCTGCTTGGACATGACTCACCACGCTTCTTGGCGAGCAGGCCGCGCCAGTCCACGGTCGACGCCCACTCGAATACCCGCAGGTAGTCCGCAAAAAAAACGCGGAGAACATCGATGGAATCCAGATAGGAGTGCAATGCGTCCTTCGCTTCCTTCAGGTCACCGAACGTCCATTCGCTCCAATCGGGATAGAACGAACCGGTCACCCCGTCGAACGTGGAATACGTCAGGTCGAACCACAAGTCGAACATAGGAACCTTCGCTTTGAACACCGTCAGGAACAGGTCGGCCTCATCGTTCGGATCACATACCAATTCCATGGGGAAGGAATGTCTGTAAGAGTCCGACACGATAGGGTGGGTGAGAGATAGACGAAGATTTTTCTCAGGGAGAGCGCCGGCCATCACGCACCCGCTTTCTGACTGAGCTCATCCCATGCCCGGTCAAACAAGGGGCGATCTTCTTCCGTGTAGGCGTAGACCTGAATGATGTGACCGTTCGGCAGTGTCAGATCAGCGCGTTGTGGGTCTCGACCGTTTCGCTCTCGATATGCGGCCTTGAGCTTCTTGCCGAATGTGCCACTCTTCGATCGCAGCTGCTTGGCGCTCAGATTCTTCTCCCGTAGATAGTCCTGTGTGTACAGGGGACGGGTCTTCGGGTCGAGCTCAGGTAGTTCCCTCAATTCCCGTGCGATCACGATGCGCGTCTTCGCTTCGAGGAAATCCGGGTGGACGATGCCCTGCGAAGCCTTCAACAGTTCGACTTGCATCATGCGCTCATGGTGAGCCGCCTCAAGCAGGTGTTGCGGACGCTGCACCTCGTATCTGCCGGTGCGCATTACGGTCGGCACTAGTTCGTGGTTCACCCAACGCTGGAACCGGATGACCATGTTGCGCGTGGCCTCGTCCTTGACTGCGCCGGGGCGGCGATTGTTCAAGGCGTGGATCAGGCCGGGCAGCGTGATGACGCTCATTTCTTGTTCTCCTCCAAGGGTGGGCACAATGTGCTTACCCTTTTCATCGGAGTCAAGATTGCGCAACATGTCCTTCGCGCTCTCGTATGCGAGTTTCTTCGCGATGGGGCTGGCGACGAACACCGGCTCGTCGGTGTTGCAGTCCAGTGCGGTGACCTCCGTATCTTCGAAACGAAGGGTCTGCAATGCGTTGCTCATTTGAGACCACCGTCCTCTGCTTCCACGGTTTCTACCTGTTCAATGCTTTCGATGTTGTTGAATGGAACGATTGTCGTAAGGGGTCCATCGGAGGAAGACCCGTCTTTGTCGAGCCATTGGACTTCGTAGAACGCGAAGCCGACGCCGGGGAGGACATCCACGTCAGCTGCGAACAGCTGACGGTGCCCCTTGAACCCGGTCTTGAGCAAGGTTGCTACGCAGGGGAAGTCGTCGCTCCACCATGAGGGGAGGTCGAGGGTTTCGATTTCCTTGTTGTCGGTTAGAATGGTGTTGTTCATTTGAACCTTCTTTCATTTGATCTCGGCATCCGTAGCGGCGGATGCCTTTTCTTTTGCCTGGGTGGATTCGATGGCCTCGGCGAGAACCTGAGCCGGATTCGCGTTAAGAGCGAAGGCGGTTTTGATGAACTCGCTTAGGGACATGTCGTCCGACTTGAGGTGTTTGCCTACGGTCATCCGGTTGAGGCCGACCTTGGAGGCGATATGCGTCTTCGGCACCTCATCGAGCAAGGCTTTTACTCGGAGGCTCTTCACGGCCGAAGCAGCTGCGTTGTTGGCTGATGCAATCATGGTTTATATATTGGCACCTGCCAACAAATAAAGTCAAACGCTTCGGCGTGTTGTCATGTGACAACAGTTCTTATGCGGCGTTTCTAGCTGCTGTCAGGTGATAACATTTGCATATGGCAACAAAGATTGAATGGGATATTTTCGACTACGCGGCAAGAGACGTATTGTCTGGTTTGCTGGATGAATTGGGCGCTTCGTACCGCGAAATGGAAAACCTTACCCAAGGTGAAGTAACTTATAGCCGTATTCGGGATATAAAAATGGGCAATAAAGCACCAGTCCGACTGTCTGAGTTCATCAGGCTTAGCGCAATAAGTCACTGTCTTCCAGTACAAGCACTCAATATGGTGCTTGACCGTGTCAGCGAACTCGAAAACGAAGAATATATGTCCATGACACAGGAGGAGCGCGATTCCATTAATGAAATATTCGAAATGCTGAAGGCGCAGCAGTCTTCAGATATCTCTACTGATTCCGTCGATCCGTCCACTCTTAATCTTGCCGCGAAGTACGGCGACATCGAGCGCGAGCAGGAAGCATACGAGGAAATGCCATGATCGACGTGGAGACCATCGCCCGTAAATGGGCCAACGTGTACGAGCTGGCGTTGCCGGCAGATCTTGAGGGCGGCTACGACGCGGCAAACAACCGCATACTCATCAGCGACCGGCTCACACCAATCCAACGCCGGTGCGTGCTCGCACATGAGATTAGTCATGCCCGTCACCACGACGTAGGATGCAAATGCGACTCCGCAACCGAGCGGAGAGCCGACATGGAGGCCGCACGCATGCTCGTCAACCAGCTCGAATATCAGTCCGCCGAGATTATCTTCGACGGCGACGAATGTGCCATAGCACGAGAACTCAACGTCATGCCCTGGGTAATCCGGGCATACAAAAACTGGCTGCACGACAGTGTGGCCGCCTAGGGAAAGAAGAAGCCATGGGAAGGCATTCAGCTCCGCGCAACGGGATGAATCGGTCGATTCCCCAACAAAGGGATGAAATCATTCAGCAATATCAGGCATCCCATGATGGCGTCATGCCTCCGGGAGCACTACCTCAACGGCAGGAACAAACGACTTTCATTCCCGAACAACCGGGGAATGCCCCTGATGCCGCTCGAATGGAGCAGCCGATTCCTCCGACCGTTGATCGGAATGTGCCGTTTTTCGGGCGCAAGCAGGAGATACTGCGGCTCCGCGAGGAAGTCGCACGTCTGAATGCGCAGATCATGCAGCTTGGTGCACTGGATATCAAGCAGCGTGAGGATCTGAAGCAACGATTGGATGCCGAAAATCATTCACTGGATTCCAGTATCGCATCGAAGAAAACCGAACTGAACCAGCTTGACGCAACCGTATTGAATCTCAGGGAATTCGGCGAATTACAGGAAATGGGATTCTACGACTACAAGAATCCGGCGGAAGACTCCGTGTCCTTGCAATCCAAACTAGCGGTCAATCGACAGGCGCAAAAACAGCATGTCAAGAACAAGACCGCGGTCCACGTAACGTCGAATTTCACCTTCAACAACTCGGCGGCAAAGGGCAGGAAATTCCTCAACGACATGTCCCGCATGGCTCTCAGCCTCTATAACGCCGAAGCCGAGAACTGCGTGAAAACGGTCAAGGCCGGCAATCTGCAAACATCGATAGCCCGACTCAACCGGTGTTCCGACCGAATCGATCGATTCGGGCAATTCATCGACCTGCGCATCACATGGCAATACAAGCAGTTGCGAATCGAAGAACTGGAACTGACCGCACGCTACATGCAGGCGGTACAGGCCGAGAAGGAAGCCGAACGCGAGCGTCGTGCCGAACTGCGCGAACAGCAGCGGGCTCAGAAGGAGCTCGAAGCCGAGATGGCTCGTCTGCGCAAGGAGCAGGAGCACTACCAGAACGTGCTCGAGAAGATGAAGGAGAAAGGCGATGTGGAGGAGGTCGCGAAGCTGGAATCGAAGCTTGCGGACATCAACAAGTCCATCAACGATGTGGACTACCGGGCCGCGAACATTCGAGCCGGCTACGTGTACGTCATCAGCGACGTGGGCGCGTTCGGCGGGCGCATGGTCAAGATTGGTATGACCCGACGCCTCGAGCCCATGGATCGTGTACGTGAGCTGTCCGATGCATCGGTGCCGTTCAAGTTTGACGTGCATGCCTTGTTCTTCTCCAAGGATGCGGTTTCATTGGAGACTATGCTGCATCACGAGTTCGAGGATAGGCGCGTGAACAAGGTCAACGCGCGCAAGGAGTTCTACTACTGCACGCCACAGGAGGTGCTGGACAAGCTCAAGGAAAAGGACGTGGCCGTGGTCGAATACAAGGTCGAGCCCGACGCGGAGGAATATCGCGTCAGTCAGGCCATCGCCGCGAAACAGAACATAGGAGCAGCGCCCGTGTCTGCTTGAGAAAAGAGAATTGCCCTATCGGTCTTGCACACCGATAGGGCGGTTGAAGAATCCAGCTAGTTCAAGAAAGGAGGACGCTTCGCCTACCTATCATAGCCGATAGGCCTGGCGGAGCTATACCCGAAATGTCAGAAGAACGCGAGTGTGCTGCCGAAGTAGTTTCCGCGCTCCTGCGGGGTAAACTCCAGGGACAGCAGATGGTATTCCGGGTCGTCGGGATCCGGCCCCTCGTCCATGAATCCGAATCGTGTGAACAGGTCCATGCTGGGCTTGTTGCGCGGATCCACCTGGGTGAGCACGAGTGGCGTGCGGTTGAAACGCCAGGCATCGTCACGCAGGCGCACGATAACCGAGGAGAGCAGAGTGTCTCCGAGATGTGTGCCACGCACCTTCAAAGCGGTGGCGATATACGAGATCTGGTAGACGCCCTCATGCTCATCGGTCGTTTCCACGGCTACGCCGTATTCGCAGAAGCCGACCACGTCATCATGCAGGGGAATATCTCCGGATACGACAAGAAGCGTGCGCATGATCCCCTTCGGGGTCTTGCGCACGCTGAGGTCACGTATGTAGCGTTGCGGGTCCATCGCCCATTCGGGGCCTCCAGGTTCACAGCACAGGAACTGCCTGAGGGCCGTCTGATGGTCTCTGGAGCATTCGCGCTCAATGACGAGCTTCAGACCCATCGATGGTTTCCTTCCGGGCCTTTGCCCTGCGTTCCATGTAATGGCGGGCGCTGCGGGTCAGCTTCATCCATTTCTCGTCCACGGCGTTGCGTGGCTTGCCGTCCTCGGGCGGCACGTATGCCGGAATCGGCTTCACGCCGGTATCGGTCATGGTCATGGCCGTCTCCTTTCCGATTTTGGCGTAAAGAGAATATTTTATTAATTTCCCTGTTATCCGTCAAATCTCATTAAAACACATTAATACCAGTTAAAACACGTTAAAACCGAAAACAAGTATGAGCGAGTGAAAAAATCATGGCGAACATCACCAGATACAGGACGGCCAAAGGCGAAAACAGGTATCGAGTCCGCTATCGGAAACCCGACGGCACGCAAACCGACAAGAGGGGCTTCCGCCGCAAGATTGACGCGGAGACGTGGGCTGCGGAACACGTCACCATAGCCAAGGCCACCGGCAGCTACATCGACCCGGAAGGCGGCAAACAACGCATAGGCACGCTGCATGACCAGTGGATTGCCGAAAAGAAGCCGTTTTGGAAGGCGACTTCGGGTTCCAACATGGACAGCGCATGGAAATGCCACTGCGAGGCCAAATGGGCAGAACGGCAGATAGGCAGCATCACACACGCCGAAGTCCAGGCATGGGTCGGAAGCATAATCGATAAGTCCGGCGCACCATCCGTCAGCCGCCCATACCAGATCATGCAGGGCATATGCAGCATGGCTGTGCGGGACAAGCTCATCTCCTCCAACCCGTGCGACGGCATCGAACTGCCGAGACTCCCCAAACGCAAGGATCGCCGCATCTACCTGACCATTACCAGACTGCTGGCACTCGCCAACGAAGCGTCGAACTGCCGGAAGCTGGGAGAGGAGCGCCGGGCGCTCATACTGCTATTGGGCTTCTGCGGGCTGAGATGGGGCGAAGCGGCCGGATTACAAAGACGCGATCTCGACTTCGACGCAGGCATACTGCACGTGCGCCGCAACCTCGTATACGTCAACGCCAAATGGGCCGAGGGCACCCCGAAGAACCACGAACGCCGTGACGTGCCCATGCCCCGCATAGTCATGGACGCGCTCAAACCGATATGCGAGCAACGCGAACACGAGGAGCGCGTGTTCCGTGACGTGCGTGGAGGCCCTATCCGCAAGCAGAGCCTCGCCCGCGAGACGGGATGGTGGACGCACACGCTCACCCGTCTGGGCTGGAAGCGGGACGATTGGCCGGTGCCTCACGACCTGCGTCACACCGCCGCCTCGTTGGCCGTGCATGCGGGCGCGAACGTCAAGGCCCTGCAGAGGATGCTGGGCCACAAGAACGCGAGCATGACGTTGGACGTGTACGCGGATCTGTTCGACAGCGACCTTATGGACGTGGCCCGTCTGCTCGATGCCGCCGTGCAGGTGGAGACGGGCATGGAAGAATGTGGGCAAAATGTGGGCAAAAACGTTTTGAAGCCCGTCTGAAACCCTCAGAAACGTTGGAATCACGCCATTCCTGCGAATGGTGGTTTCTTCGCAAGTTGAAGGACGCACTGAGCTGAGAGCGGATGCGTTCTTGGCTCCCCCTCTGAGGGGAGCCAAGTCTGTTACTTCAGCAGGGAGCGGCACATGGAGCGGTATTCGTTG